AGCAAATAGATATGCTGGCAGACCAATGTCGGAATGTTGTCATCTCCGACGCTCAAAGCCTTGAAAGAGCAAAATCTCTCGCAAAACAAGCAAAACTGATTGAAAACTATATCGAAGACAAAAGGAAGGAATTAACCAAACCTATCCTCGATAGGAAAAAAGCAATTGATGACCTTGCAAAATCACTCACCAAAGATCTTACAGAAGCAGTGAAACATCTCCGTGAACAAATTCTATTCTACGAACAGGAACAGGAACGGAAACGACTTGAAGAACTCCGCAGATTAGAAGAAGAGAGAAGGAGAAAAGAAGAGGAACTTAAACGAATGCAAATGGAAGGTAACATTGAGCAGATTGAACATATTGAAAAACTCGCCGAGATTGAAACAAAAGCAGCTGAACTATCGGAAAAATCGAAAAACCTTCGTGAAGTTTGGACATTCGAAGTTGTTGACATATCACTGGTTCCAAGAGAATATCTGGTTCTTGACGAAACAGCAGTGCGTAGGGCAATTCAAAATGGCTTGCGTGAAATTCCGGGATTGAAAATATTCAAAAAGGCTCAATTGGTAATCAAATAAAGAAATATCGAAGGAGGCAAAATATGAACGGAATGAAGTTTCGGGTCTGGTTGGACAAGACAAAGGCAATGATTTACCCCGAGTCAACAGGAACACCATTGGTGTTGATACAAGAAGGCTATGTAAGAAGATTTGATTACAACATAAAAACTAACGAATATGATTTACTTTCTCTTGGTGAGCCCTACACAATATTTTTTTCGACGCTATATCGAGACCGAAACGGGAAGTTAATTTACGAAGGTGATATCGTGAAAGATGTTATAGGTGAAGATTATTACCTGATACAATTTGGCCTCATTGATGGATTTTACGGCGTAAGACTTCCTAAATTCGATAAGGTGCAAGGCATCCACTATCTCGCCCAAAGAGTTATCGTTGCTGGAAACATAAAAGAAAATTACAAAGAATTTACTTCTCTATCAAAACCAGGGGTCGAACAATGAGTAAAATCAAATGTCTAACCTGTGGAACTACCAAAGCATTTCCAACACAAGGGCGTCACATTGATGGCTCTTGGATAAAAGACCACACCCTCCCGAAAAGGCAATGGGGAGGGTGGGTCTGCTCATTTCGCTGCTATGAACAGCTCTTGGAAAACCGCAATTCCAAAATTAACAAAAAAATATTAAAAAAGGAGGTTTAATTATGGGTGCCATTCCAAATGATGAAATCAAAAAGAACAAAATCCACTTCGTTGGTATAAATAAAGACGAAGGTGGATTTATCTACCAAGACGAAACCTATCCTGGTTTCGCAGGAATCCTTCTGGGGTTCGGAAGCCATACTTATGAATTTAAAGGTCGGACTCAAATTAAGTTCAACCTTTTCCTCTACGATGAGGTAAAATACCAAATCGAGTTTGGCAAATATTCCTGGCTTACGTTCAAACTTCTCAATCAACTAATGAACATCCCCCTCGACGAGCTTAAAGGTTCAAACAACTTCGTGCGTTTGTTTCTTACCAAAAAAGATGACAACCTGAACATCTTCGTGGAATGGAACGGAAAGTTCTTGGGCTGGAAATATAAGTTCAAAGATCTTAAATTCGACGGCAAGGAAGGACCAGCCCGCGAAGCGCATCGCAATAGAATCATTGACAAATGGGCAGATTTCCTGCTCGAAGCAAAAGCATTTGACCCCACAACCAAAATCGAAGCGGACATAGAAGAGACTTATTCTGACGATCTAAGCGAAGCGAATTTCTCAAACCACAACGACGAGGATCTACCTTTTTAACAACGGAGGGAGCTCTGCTCCCTCTGCTAATTAAACGAGGGAGGCTATAATGTCAGTATTGCAGAAAGCTAAGGAATATTTACAAGCAAGATTGTCAATCATACCAATTATAAAAGGTGAAAAGCGACCCGCTTTGAGCGGCTGGCGGGAATACCAAATGAGGCTACCTACCATCCAAGAGATCCAGAAATGGTTCTCATACCCAAAGGATATCGCTCTTATCGGGGGGAAGGTTTCGGGGAACCTGGAAATCATTGATTTCGATAACCATTTTGGTGATATCGAAGAGATCTTCCAGCAATGGAAGGAACTGGTGACCAATTCAATGCCCGAGATATTCGACAAAATCTCCATCCAGCAAACCCGAAACAAAGGTTATCACGTCATCTACCGCGCTCAAATCGAAATACCGCACAATACTAAAATTGCTTCACGCAAAGTCAAAAAAGATGGTGAAGAGACGGTCGATACCTTCATTGAAACCCGAGGCGAATCAGGTTACGCATTAATCTATCCATCCGATGGATACTCAGTCGTTCAAGGTTCATTGACAAGACTCGTTCCATTGCAACCAGAAGAAAGAGACTTACTAATCAATGCCTGTTATACTTTCAATCAAATCCCGTCCGAACCACAGATAATAAAAGAACAAGACTACAAAACAGAAACAAACGAAGGACGCCCCGGCGACGAGTTCAACAAACGTGGTGATATTACTCAGGCATTGATTGATGCTGGTTGGACACTGGTACGGATCGAGCGTGGTCGAGTACAGTTATGGCGAAGGCCAGGCAAACAACACGGATGGAGTGCCACGTTTGATTATATCCCAGACAGATTTTATGTCTTCTCTGCCAATGCATATCCCTTTGAACCCGACCGTGCTTATGATAAATTCTCAGTATATGCACTTTTAAAACATAACGGTGATTTCGCCTCTGCAGCTAAAGAACTTGCCAAGCTTGGTTATGGTTCACAAAACGGCAAATCGCACAAAAATCTAATGGAAGTTCCATTAGAAGCAATGATACCATCGGATTTGCCTCCACTGACCCAAGCTGGAAATGCATTGAGATTTAAAAAGCTTTACGAAGGCAAGTTGAAATACAACCATACCAAAAAGACTTGGCTCATTTGGGATGGAAAGCGATGGAAAGAAGATGATGTTGAAGAAGTTCTGCAATTGGGTCTTGCAATAAGTGAAGACATTGCAAAGGATGAGGATAAATATATTCAAACAGGGGTTGATCCAAAGAAAGTTCTCGCTTGGTTCAAAACCTCACAATCGAAGCACACAATACTGGATTCAGTTGACATCGCAGCATCTGACCCCGTCTTCCGAACAGTCATCAATGACTGGGACCAGGACTTATACCTTGTGAACTTTTTGAACGGCACTTTGGATTTGAGAACAATGGAATTCTATCCTCCCAGACCGCAGGATATGATAACCAAACTTATTCCGTTCAATTATAATCCCGAAGCAAGCTCACCTCTTTGGGAAGAGGCATTGAACTTATACTTCAACAACAATCAGGAATTAATAACCTTCGTACAAAAGCTTTGCGGTCTTTCGCTCTGCGGAGCTCATCTTGAGGAAATTATTATATTCCTTTATGGTCTTGGTTCTAACGGAAAGACTGTCTTTATCCGGGTGCTTGAGACGCTTTATGGCGAATACGCAAGCAAATTACCCATCGAAGCATTAATCAACCAGCGTTTAACAGACGATTCGAAAAAAGCCGAGATTGCCAGTCTCGTTGGTGCCCGCTTCGTCTCAACTACTGAAATTCCAAAGGGGAAGTCTTTAAACGAAGGAACTGTCAAAGCAATAACTGGTGGGGATGCAATAAGAGTGCGGAATCTGTATCAAAACTTCTTTACCTTTAAACCAACCTTTACTCTTTGGATTTTCGGCAACCACAAACCGGAAATAATAGGTGTCGATACTGGAATCTGGCGCCGTATGTGTATGATTCCTTTTGAAAATCAAATACCACCCGAGAAACGTAAACCACAAGACCAAGTCCTAAGAGAGCTTCTCCAAGAGAACGAAGGCATTCTCAATTGGATTGTGCAGGGTTGGAAAAAATATCAAAAGGATGGATTACAAAGGCCCAATATCGTCACAGCTGCAACTGAATCTTACAAAGAAGAACAAGATCCATTAGCAGATTTCATTAATGACTGCGTAATCTTTGGCGCAAATCATCTTACAAAATCGAACGAAGTTTACGAAGCCTATCTGGAATGGGGTAACAATCGCAAAGAACCACGTTTACTTTCAAGGAAAAAGTTTTATGAACTAATCGAAGAGCGAGGAATCAAATCCTTTAAAAAACAAAACGTTAAATACCTCATCGGAATCAAGCTTTATAATTCTCACCAGGATTCAATAATAATTCCACCTACGGTAAGAGATGTTCAACCTGAGAGCGAGGATCCCTATGACGAACCATTTTAATCAAAATGACAAAATGTCAAATAGCTTCTCAGCAAAAACCTCCAAAAGTTCAGTTTTCTGTCTCATCTTTTACCACTTTTTCTGTTTAAAGCACAAAGAAAATAACGATACCTTCATTAATCTCAAAAAATCTAAAAAACTAATACTTGATAACAACTTAAACTTAACTAACAAAAAACCACGATACTTAACCGAAATTTTTAAAAACGAACGATTTAAACTATGTCCCTTTAAAAAAGATTTTAGACAAAGAAGTGAGTTGAAATTATTCACCAAACCATCTTTTGTGTTCTCAATCGCTTACAGCGATTTTACAGGAAAAGAGGGCGTTCTCAACGGCGAATTTCAGAAAAAATTTTTAAGACCAACTGCTTTGAAATACAAAGCTTACATCGGAGGTGAGAGGAAAGAGTTTAAATACGTACGCAAAGTTGAAATTCGTTGGTCTTACAACTTCTATGTTTTTCAAAGCGTTAGTCCTGGCATCAGGGGGGTTGTTAGGTTCGAGCCCTATCCCTTTTATATACGTATATATACTCCTCTCTACCCCCCTATATCCCCCTATTCTACTATATCTTTTATACTTTTTATAAGAAAAGTAGAAATAAGTAACAATGGCAAATGTAACCTTTTGAAAAATCAAAAACTTGCTTTTTTGTGGGAACTTCAACTCGGCAAAAGCCAAAAATCACGTTTGTTGTCTAACTTTTTGATAAACAAAAAATTGTCATTGGTGACAAATTTCAACTTTTTTGTGACGTTGTTCAACTTTATCCTCATAACTCTGATGCAAGCCTTTGAAAATCAAAAGTTTTTAATGAAAAACCCTAAAAATGTGATGTTGTATTTAAGTCTTTTTGATCTAAGAACTTAACCAAATTTTGAAACTTTTTAATGACAATTATGGAGGAAGTATGACAAAATTGCAGAAAATCAAAGTGGGTTCGCTTGAAAAAGCGAAATTGACTTTGAAAATTTTGAAACAGAATGGAGGCAAAGGGGCAATAAGACAAACCTTTGACCCCAACAAAGGAACTCAAAACAAGATTTGGTGGATTGTGATTGAGAAACTTGGGAATTATCAAAATGTTTATGAACTGTTAAGTGATGTTTGCAAAGCTGAGGAAGTCATTGCTTACAAAAAGAAATTGGAAGAAGATTTTAAAAGTAATGAAGGCGATAAAAAATATCCTAAAACTGGGGCGGGCTATTTTGTTTTTATTACCAAATATTTGGATGAAGCCGAGAAATTTTTGAAATTCCTTAGGTCAAATGGGGGTGAAGGGAAATATTTCGAAGTTGATTGGCTCTCTCCTAAAGGCGGAAAAGAAACTCGATACCGAATCGCTGTGTCTTCTCTTGGAAAATTCCACTCCGTTGATGAACTCAAAAAGGAGTTCAAAATCTACAAATTGCTTGGCAAAGCAGGGAACCAACAATGACGACTTCAATGACAGCCTCTTCCTCAGGCAATGAAAAAAGCAGACAAAATAAAAAAGTTCCCGACGAGGTTTGGACACGAATAAAAGAAAGAATTGAGTGGAACCGAGTCAAGTTTACAGTGGCATTCAGTGAGATTATTAGTCACCCAGAGTCTGATGCAAAGAAGATACAGGTTGACGCAGGATACAAAATTCTTGAAGAGACCCTAAAAGAATTTGCCTTTGCGAATATTGAAATGATGAATGTTGTTCAGGATACCCAAGTCGATGGAGATGAGAAATATATTATTAGGGTTTGGGATGAGTTTTATGATTTTATTAACGAAAACCTTAAACGAGCGCGGGCATTGTTATACGAAACAAAAGTTGAAGACAAACGCAATCCTAAAATCAGAGAGTATTGGAAAACAATCTTTGGCGATGATAAGACTTTGAGCGAAAAAGAATTGGTGATGAGGATATTGAAACATCACCAGAAAGAACCAACAGCGGGGAATATGACGATTGCGCTTGGTAAGATCTTTCGAGATTGCCATCGTCAATATCTCCACGAAGACAATCATCATTACTCAATCAAAGAAAAAATCGATGTTGAGTTCCAATCCAAAAACTCATATGAAATTAAACTGGATAGAACCTTGTTAGAAAGCAAAGATTTAGATGACAACTTAAAGTTTTGGATTAAAGATGTTTGGTACTGGGAACTTTTCGATTTGGAATTTTTAGGCATAAGGGATACTCCATTACGAGACGATTACAATGCTTGCGTTTTTATATTCAACAACATTCGGACACCGGGTTATCCTGCTTTGTTAGAGCATAACATTTTAAGAATACGAGATTTGTTTTATTCAAAGTATGTTCAACAAAACAATACGAAGTAATATGTATAGCAAAAAAGAAGTTGGATTATATCCCAAATATAGAATGCTTCTCGAAAGGCTTTCGCGGTGGATTGCGTTCTCTTGCCAGCTGCCATATGGTGCAATCTTCGCCCCAAAAGCAAAATGGCCGTGGGTTAGCAATGCAAAAAAGATACTCAAATATGTTGCTTACAAGCGAGAGATTCCAATCGCAGAAATGATTGAGTTTTTAGGTGCAAAAGGTTTCCATTTTAAAGATATCAAGGAATTCGATGAGAACAATTTGGAGTATGGGAAGTGGATTGTTTCCGATTTAACAAAAGAAAACTGGGTGAACAAAAAGTTGATTTATATTGCTGGCAAGGTCTCGGGTGAAGATTATAATCGAGTGGTTGACAAGTTTAATGCTGCGGAGCTAAGGCTCATTGGGGATGGCCACGTTGTTGTAAATCCAGTTCGCCTTGTGCCCTCGACGGCGGATTGGAGGCTTGCAATGAAAATACTGCTACCGTATTTGGTAGTTTGCGATGCAATCTATTTGTTACGGGATTGGGAATCTTCTGCCGGAGCTCGGTTTGAGAAAGAGATTGCAGAGAAAATCGGAATGGAGATAATGTATCAATAACCAATGGAGACAAAATGCTTTGGCAACATCAAATTGATTTAGCAGCAAAGGCTGTTGAGATTTTGAAAGAAAGAAAGATTGTCTATCTGGCAATGGAGATGCGTGTTGGAAAAACTCTAATCGCTTTGGAATCTGCATATCGGATTGGAGCAAAAAATGTTTTGTTTGTCACGAAGAAGAAAGCTATACAATCAATCTATAACGATTATTTTAGAGAGGATTATTATCGAGTTTTTAATCTTATCGTTACCAACTATGAGCAGGTTCACAAACACGAAGGCAAAAGCTTTGACCTTGTGATAGTTGACGAGGCGCATTCTCTTGGGGCATATCCACGACCGAGTCTTCGAACCAAAAGACTTAAAAAGATTGTGCAAGATAGATACTTGATCTTGTTATCCGGGACACCGACGCCGGAAGGATACAGCCAGATATACCATCAGTTTTGGATTTCAGCAAACTCGCCCTTTGCCGAAAAGAATTTTTATCGTTGGGCAGACAAGTATGTTGCCGTGAGAGAAAGGGTTATCAATGGTTACAATATCAATGACTATTCGCAAGCACGGAAGGAATTGATTTTGCCTGTGATTATGCCCTATTTCCTCACTTTCACAAGACAGCAAGCGGGATTTACTTTTGCAGAACTTGACGATGAGGTTTTGTATATGTCTCCCAATCCTTTGGTTTACAAAATTGTCGATACATTGATTCGTAGGCGTTACTTCCTTTTCCCTACCGGCGAAGAGATTGTGGCGGATAGTGCTGCTAAGTTATTACAGAAGATTCATCAGATATATTCTGGCACTGTGATTTGTGAAAATGGCAAAACACTAATTTTAGACAAATCAAAGGCTTATTTCATTAGAGACAAAATTGGTTCAAAGAATATTGCGATTTATTACAAGTTCAAGGCTGAATACGAGGTGTTGAAAGAGGTTTTTCCGAATCACACGACGGATCCGCTTGTCTTTGCAAATCATCCTGACCTTGTTTTTCTTTCACAAATTCAATCTGGTTCGATGGGAATTGATTTGAGTGCGGCGAAGGCTATTGTGTTTTATAATATTGATTTTTCTTTCACTAATTACTGGCAAGCTCGCAGCAGGGTTCAGGGTCGGTTTTTGATTAGGAAGCCGAAGATTTACTGGATTTTTACTGAGCGCGGAATTGAGAAAAGAATACTTGATGTTGTTCGAAAGAAGAAGGATTACACCACTTATTATTTCCGCAGAGATTTTGGTTTGTTTTCGGACTCAATGTTGAACAAAATAGATAAGCAATGAAAGAGAAAACCTTACAAACCAAAATCATTAAGTATCTCGAGTCGTGTGGTGCTTATGTTCGAAAGATTAGCATTGCGAACAGGAACGGGACGCCGGATATTCTCGGATGTCTCAACGGAAAATTCTTTGGGATTGAGGTAAAGGGCGAAGGGACTCGGGTGACGCAATTGCAAGATTACAATTTGAAAAAAATTGAGGCGGCAGGTGGTTCCGCCATTGTAGCACGAACGATGGAAGATGTGTTTAATCTTGTCAGAGTATTAAGGGGGGAAAATGGATAAGGATTTTGTTTTGAAATATCTTGACATCGAGCATCTCCGAGACAATCAGGAGCTTTTGGAAATCGCAGAAATTAGCGGCATCGAGGTTGTAAAAACCTTGTTGAAAAATCACGAATCGATGCGGGTTCTTTATATCCCAACTTTGAAGCGAAACAAAGATCTGATGATGACAGTCATTCGAGAGAATATGCACAAATATTCGGTTTCTCAACTTGCAAGACTAACGGGGTTAACTCGAAAGCGTGTTCTGGAATTTATCAAAATGATAGAGGGGGAGAAGCAATGAAAGCAAAGGAAGGACCGAACGGTTTCTTACATCCTTGCGAAGTTATTTATGAGCTTTCTGACAAGCCAATTTATGGCGAAGTTCACGGCGTATGTCGAATCATTGGCAAGGAATCGAGGGGGATACCTTTTAAGCAGTGGGTTGGAGAGAACTTTACGGATTTTGGTTATCTCTACCCGGGCGATATAATTTCAAACGCAGCGTATTTCTGTTTCACTGACCAGAATGATTTTTTGAGAAGGAAACTTGGGCGAACGGAAATCACTCGGTTTCGCAATTATTCTCATTTCGTAGTCAACGGCGAATGGTATGCTCTTACGAAAGCCGAGAAGGAAAAGATGAACGAGCTTTTACACAGCAATCCACTAATCGCTGTGATTTCCGATAGCGGGCAAAAGCATTTGCTTTTCAAATATCGATATGGGTATTGGCAATTTGAAAATCATTTTATTCCGAAGAACATTGAGTTGCTTGATGCCTTGATGAGCAATATGCAAATGTTAATGCAGGCTGGAATTACCAAAGCAGAAATACTAACGGGGCTATATTCACAAAACAAAGCTGATGCAATATCACTTATTGAGAAATTCGAGAACGAGTTCGGAATACTTAGGAAATCAAAAATATTTGATTTTTCTTTATGGTTATGTTCCACTAAAAAAGAGTAGCGTTATGGAGACTGTCGAAAGACAATACTGGATTCGGCAAGATCTCATTGTTGAGAACTTGCTTCTCCCGTTATGGGAGTCAATCAGCGCGGATTACAAATCAAAGTACAAATCGAACATTTGGGAGCAGTTTGAGAACTTCCTTCGTTCGAGTGCATATGTCTCGAATTTGCAAAGGTTTATCGAGAATTTTAAAAGGCTTATGCCTTGCAACATTCGAGATGAGTTTGTCGAGCGTTTAGTGCGGATTTCCGATGCAGGATTAGACAAATTGGTATTGAAAGAGATTCGAGAGAAGACCTCAATTCTCGTTTTGAAAGTTCGTGCGAAGCGACAAGAGAAACGAAAAGGTTACGAAGAGAAAATGAGTGCAAAAAACTCTGTTGAACAAAAAGAGGAGCCAAATGAGAACCTATTTGTTTGAGGGCAAAGTAATTGCGCTTACTTCAATCCATCATGGCGGAGGCGAACACAATTCGATTGTTTCTCAACTCCGTCGAGAGAAGTTTATTCAGCCAGATTATAGCGTTGAAGACGTGCCTGTGATTAGCGGTAATGCTGTTCGTGGAGTTTTACGAGATGTTGGAATGTTTATGTTTCTAAAATCTCTCGGGTATGGAGTGAACTATGCTACCGGGGAAGTCAAAGGACTTCCGTTGCCTGCTTTCTATTTTCTTTTCTCGGGTGGTTCGTTGGTGTCGGGGAAAGATATTGGAATTAATGTGGAATATATTCGCAAGATGAGAGAATACATTCCTTTGATTTCAATTTTCGGTGGTGCAATTGGGAACGTGATAATACCCGGGAAATTAAGAGTTGGAAAATTAATCCCAATTTGTTTAGAAACTAAACATCTGATTCCAGAACGATTGCTACCGGAAAAAGTTGGCTCAATCTGGGATTATTGTCAGCAGGAGTTTTATACTCGGCGAGATGATGAAAAGAACGATAATGTCCGAGAGATGATAGCCCCAGAGCATACCCAGAAATTACTTCTTGGAGAAGTGACGAAAAAAGAAATCACGGGGGCAGTGCCTCAGCAGATGATGTATTATGTTGAGTCGCTTGCGGCCGGAACTCAGTTCTATTGGAAAATACTGCTGGAAGATGCCAATGATATTGAGTTTGAGGCAATGCTGTTGACCTTGGTTGAGTTCAGCAAAGTTTCGAAGGTTGGTGGCAAATCGAATATCGGATTGGGTGAAATTGCGGTGCGATTTGATAAGTGGATGGAAATCGACAGCCGAGTTCATCTCGAAGGCAAGGAACTTGACACAAGGATAGGTCAAAAGTACGAAGAGTTTATTAACAGCAATAAAGACGAGATCAAAAACATATTGGAGTCAATCCAATGATAACCGACAAGGAGAGTGCGGAGATTTATTACAATTTGCCTCAATTCCAAAGGTTGTTACAGCAAACCAAAGATTTCATTGTTGCCTCTTTGGAAAAAGTAAAGAATCCCTATCTCTCGTGTAGTTTCGGAAAAGATAGCAGTGTGATGTTACATTTGGTTCGTCAGTTTTATCTTGATATTCCTGTGCTGTTTTATCGGGTTGAGGAAACTGATTATATTGATAATTATCGGGAAGTAATTGCGTGGTGGAATCTCAAAAACTTTTTCGTATTCAGTTACATTAGTAAGCTGCGAGCGAACGGCGATATGGGGATAGTTCTGCCTTCCTTAGCCGAGTGGAAAAATGCCGTGAAGAAGTATGATAGCTATTTCATAGGGCTCCGGGAAGAGGAAAGCAAAAAGCGAAGGATAACGCTTCGGTATCACGGAATGTTTTATCAAGCAAAGAATGGAATGATTCGTATTTGCCCCATTGCGAAGTGGAAGTTGAATGACGTGATTGCTTACACTTTGGTTCACGGCATCCCGCTTTTGAATACATACATTGTGCAGGGATATGACCAGAGAACCCACGCAACAATCCCTTCAATGATGGCGCAAGAATCAATGCAGAGTTTGAAATATCGAGATAAAACTGCGTACAATTTATTAGTCAAATTTATTCCGGGAGCTAAATATTATGTTTGAACCATTGCATATCAGGGCATATATGCAGACTGGTATTGTTTCAGACCAGTTTTTGCCTTTGGATGGAATAATTCAATATTTTTGTTTGCGAGACTGCTTGGGTTTCCCTGATTATTCGACGCCATTGGATACTATCGTTGATGTATCTTCGGTTGAACTGCCCTTCGAGAAAAAAGAGAAAGATGGTTTTTGGTATTATGCTTGTTCCTTTGCGATTTTTCCTTCGCACACGAAAGAATTCAGGGAAATTTATTCGAAGCGGTTTCCCTTATCACGAATTGATATGTTAGGCCCGGTGAAAAAGAAAATCAACACACAGGGAGGTCGATACAAATCATTGTACCTCAATGTCTATTATCGAACTGCTCTTTGGTTGGATTGGTTTTGTGTTGGAGATAGGAAAGAGATTGAGAGGTTATTGCCTCATATTCACTGGATTGGGAAAAAGGTTTCCCAAGGATGGGGAGCGGTTAGAAAATGGGAAATTAATCCCATTGCAGAGGACTGGAGTGAGAGAAAAGATGGACAATTGACCCGATCGATTCCAGACCCTGATGGAGAGTTTTTGTTTGGCATTCGACCTCCCTACTGGAAGACCGAAAATCAGACTTGGTGTATTATGCCCGAGTAGCCCCGCCGAAGCGGGGCGAAAAATCAATCTTCCGGGAACAGCCGGTCCCGAAGATATTTCTCAACAATATGTTCTACCATCTTTGTTATGCTGCGTTTCGAATCTTTTGCAAACGCAGCAAGCTTTTCGTAGATGTCCGGAGGCAGTAATATTTGAACTGCCTTCCGGTCATAATCTGCGATTACTCGGGCGGACGGGCAATCTTTCGTGAGAAGATGTCGAGCCCAATCCTCCCAGCGATTTTGGTCGATTGGTGGAGTGTCGACGATGATTCCCTGGTCATTATCCCAGGGATAGATATTCCCGTCCTCGTCGATACACATCCATCCGGGAATGATTTTTTCAGGGTCGTAGTCTTTCGCAATGCCGACCCAAGTATTGCGTTCCGAGTCCCAATGCTCATAGCAGTAGGGCTCAGCAAGTTCTTCATTCTTCATAACTATAAGTTTCATTTCCAACCTCCTTTATTTTTTTAAAAAAATATAAGGGCGGGTGAGCCCGCCCCGTTCTTCTCAGGTATTAATCGGGTGCAAAAACTTCCACAATCGCACCCGCATTGCGTTCCAGGGGTTTTCTTCGTCAACCTCTATTTTCCCAAATCTTTTGAGTGCCTCCTCGCTTGAATTTAAAACGGCGAGAAGCATCTCGTAGGCATAGAGGGTGCTTTTCAAAACTTTTACACTTCGGGGTTTCACGGTTTCAAAAACCGTGTAAGCCTCACCAGAGAACGGCGCGAGGTTGAACACATACCAGTATTTCCGCCCGCTCTTGTCCGAATACTCATCACAAAGTTCCTTTCCTATCAATCCTGTTCCTTCACAATTTACATACGTTTCGGAGTAAATGGTTTCGGTAAATCGCATCTCATTCTCACGCACCACATCGGCAAATACCTTGTAGCCGATGTTGTAGATGTGAACGATTCCGAAAGCCTTCGCAAAGGCTCGGATTATCTTTTCTTGTTCTGGCTTCCAGTTCATTGTTCTTTTTTCCATTTCAAACCTCCTTTCTTTTAAAAATTGTTTAACAAAATTTGTTAAAGAACTCAATACAAAATTATAAAAAAAAAATTAAATATCCAAATATTTTTTAAAAAATTTTTAGAATTTTTTAGAAAAATTGATTTGTGTAATCAAAATGTTGTTTTGAGCGGGACGCGTCCGGCAGGAATTTATGGATATGGTTGCGCAGAATTGCTATCTTTATAATCGTACAATTATCAATACTGATTATCCTGAGAAATTCATTGAGGATTTAGAGAAGAATGGGTTCATTATTAGAATAGAATAATCTATTTCAAAAGCGCCTTTGCAATTCTTTCTAAAATCACCTTAATATCCTCATCTTGTAAAACCAAATATGGCCGTGCTGGCATTTTGATTTGATAAGCCCCGAATGTATGACCTTTGCCGATTTTCGATTTTTCTCTTTCAGACATTTTTTTGAATTTGCCTTTGTTGGGCCCTCGAGTATATCTTTTTTGAACGGTCAGACTAGAACGAGGCGACCTGTTTATCACTCCGCCAAAATTATGTATCGCTGCATATGGCAGGTTTGAACCAGCAATGATTTCAATATCGTTGCCATTTTGATTTACTTTAACTTGGATTGACGAGACGAGTCTTCCAGTGTCAAGCAATGTTTGTCCTTGTTGTTTTTGTGCCCTTTTCGATGGAAGCCATTTGTTGCCTCCGCCACCAAAAAGCCCATTGCCATATCGCCCACCAGCACTGAAGTTGAGATCAATACTAGTTCGAACATCGTTTTGAATCTCTGCTAATATAGATGAATAATCAGGATTTTCAATTCTGCGTATAAGTTCCGCTTGGAACTGCTGAAGAGAGTTTTCTATTTCTGGATCATTCATTTCAGTTCTCCTCTTAATTCTTTTGGATAATTTCGCAGGTCGGGTTGCCACCAATCAGCAGGGTTGGTTTCAAAACCCGGGTCTGGATTGATGTTTTTGAAATCGCTCCCTGAACTAACTCGTAAACCCATTGATTGTACTTGTTCCTCCGTTAATGCTCGGACTCGGCAACGGCAGTTGTATCCATTTGGGGGGTAGTGAGTTTTCCAAAATGGGTCATCAGCACGGAAAACCTTTCCATTCAATTCTGCATGAGATGGCCTTGTTCTAACATCCATCACTGCTACATATTGCCAATATGGAGCGCTTTTTGCGTTCTTCATTTCCTCATATCTTCCCGCTTGATATGCAGATTGCAGATTTGTTCGGAAGATAGTATCTTTTCGCCAAGCTGAGCCATCGTCTCTTTGTTGGTATCCTTTTTGTTGTAAAACTACATCGATTTGTTTTTTCCAATCATTATAAGTCATTCCTGCGTCAAGTGCTTTTACGAGGGCATCTTTTATTGCAATCAGAACATCAGCTTTTGTAACCTTTGCAACAGTGAATGCGTGCTGTTGTATTGCTTTCAATTGTTCTCGCCAATTCCAAGTAATTTTGTAGCCCATTGATTCGAGGTATTTCACTGCCTTATCCGGTGAAAGTGTGAACAAGGTTTGCAATGAAATCGTAACTCTTTGTTTCTTAGCCATTGGTGTTCCCCAACTCTTGTTGCACAGAAATTCTACCAATCAAATATGCTGCGAAAAGTCGATTTGTTAGTTCTTGTTCAAGTTGCTTTGTCGGTATATCAGGGAATAAATCGAATATTTTTTTAATTGCGGAATCGAAATCATCTTGTTTCTCTAAAAAATCTTTAACCTTGTTTATGATAACATCGAGACCCGTTTGGTCTGATACAGAACTTTCAACTTCCGAATCAATTACTTGTTGGTCTTTGGGAATATCATTTTCTGCGAATAGTTGGTTTGGTGAAATAGCGTTTCCTTGTGAAGAACTATCGAGGATTTTGAACTCGTTCTTTTGGAGCCCCAATCTTCTAACAATGAAAGGTTCCAGAACCTGTATGCCTGCATCTTTGAGTGTTTTAATCGTTTCAGCTAGTGGTTTATCAACATCTTCTTCTTTGAAAATAATGAGTTTTGGATATTCGGTTTGTTTGCCGAAATTAAGATCTACAAACCATTTTATTATTTGATTTAAGCCTTTTTCAATAAGCATTCTATCGGATTTGACAATTTCTTCTCTAACAACGAAATGAACCTTTGATGCAGCGTAACTTCCAACATTGCCAAGTTCCGTTGTCAGAGTTTGTGAGAGAATTGCTTTTGAAATTTCTGCATTGCAAAAATCAATGAACTCTTTGTAGATTTGAGCCGAGCTCACAGTATTTGCGTTTAATATTTCAATTGTTTCAGTATTGGAGATTACAGCCGAACCATCCTGGATGAGATTGTCAAGGATTTCGAGGAATTTGTCATAATCCTCAGTGGTAGCGACCGAATCTGTTTTGCCAACGAAATGTGGCATTCCGAATTTCTCAGCGAACTTTGCCCAAAATGTTACAATTGCTTTTTTGAAAACCACTGGCCATAAACATTTAGAAAGAATTGCTTCGCCATAGGGGTTTTCGTATGTAGCTTGATATTGCAGAACAATAAACTTATAAGGAAGCAGAATCTCGTCATTCTTTGTTTCAAAATTCTTGAATCTCGGGATTCCAAGCGGGTCAAAAGAGAACCATTTTTGTGGCTTTCCCTGAACAACTGCTGGAACTATCAATCGAACCCCTGAGATGTAATCGATTTTCCAGACGATTTCCAATACCTGGAATCCAAACAAAGGTGCATTCAACATTTCCGAAATGATTTTATACAGGTCCAGCCGATTAAAAACAAGCTGAGCACTTGTGCTGATAAAATCATTAATCTCTGATGCTGGCTGGATTTCCCAAGTTTGCGAAAGAACGCCTGATTTCCTCGATTGGATGCAGCTTGCAACATGCGGGTCATTGGCAATGTTTTCCAAGGTTGCCTGCCTATCGCCAATGGTTGCAATGGTAAGATTTGGATTTGGTAATGCTGCGAAAAACTTATTGAGCATTTGCTTGTTTTGAGTTGCAATGATTTTGAAAAGATCTTCTTTCATTTTAAAATCCTTTAAATTTATCTTCTTTTGTTCTTGTTCTAACTATTTCAATGTTTGATTTTTTGAGCCAATGTTTGCCACCATAGGTCTGAATTGCATATCGAATTGCGTCCATTGCGTGGTCATCAATTTTGACTGGCTCATCGAGCAGTTTCCCTTCTTTGTTTTCTTTCCAAATATAGCTCTGAATTTCTGTTATGATATTCGTTGAATCTTTTGTTATGTTCCAATCAAATCTTTTACACAAAAGAATTCCCGAATATACCGAGTTAGGACCTTTCACGGCTGGAAGCGCATTGAACCCAGCCCTACGAAGTTCGCTAATCAATGCGGGTTCTTCTGAATCAACTACGATAGGTTTATTCCTAATCAATTGCCGAAATTCCGCATTTATTAGGTTCACCAGTTGGGAATGAGTGTGATGAGTAACGTATAATAATTCTCGAATATACAACTTACCTTCGTGAAATGAAAGATGAACCAGCGCTGATGGGTTATTAAACCCATAATCAAGACCGAATACTTCGTCGCCTCGTTCGTATGGAAACTCGTCAATAGCAGTCCAATCGGGATAGATTAATCCTTTCAAAGCTCCGCCCCAAAGTCCAAGGGTATTGACTTTGTATAAATTCGTATCCTGATATTTTAATGATTCAAGCAAGGCTGCACGGTCTTGCGTGCAAAATCTATTGTCTTTGTAAGTTGTATGCAAAATGGTTGTGTTGGGGCGTGTGGATTTAACCCAATGAAAGTTGCCATCTTCTCGTTCATAGGTATGTTTTGGTGGAAAGAAAAAGGAATTCAGCCAAGATTGTTCTTGTCTCGGGTTGAATGTTATCCATTCGGTTAACCTTTGTGTTCGAGAGGAGCGCAATGTCAGGCTTGTTTCAATAAATGCAGATTCAGATATTTGGTCTGCTTCCTCATACCAAATGGTTGTTGGGTCTTTGATGGATTTAGTATTATCTGGTTGGTCCAATCCTTTGGCAAGCACCTGGTTACCATTGAGTTTGCAAACAATTTGTAATGGATTTATGGTGATATGGAAAACATCGGACAGTTCCCATAATCGAACATAATCGACAATGGTTTGAAATTGTGTTGCTTTGATGTTAGCGTAGTATTTTCTCACCAAAATTCCTCTGAAAAATTCATCTCTGAGAAGTTCGATAATGATTGCTTGAGCCACAAAATCAGATTTCCCGCTATCACGACCGCCGTAGAGAACTTTGTATCGATTGTTATCGTATAGCAAAGGGACATAAACTGGATTAAACAAGTTGATGTCGCTAAAATCATATATCATCGTTCTTATCGTTGGATAAATCATCTTGATTCAAAGAAATTTTCGGCAGAATAATTTTAATAGGTTCACCATCGCTGGTTATGTCTTGTTTGCTTATTTCGTTTGGTTCACCACGAGATTTCCGTTCAATGTCAACAAGTTTGTTAAAGACCTGTGCAGCTGCAACGGATTTGTCGAATAGTTTTTCCAAAGGTAGGCGTTCAAAAGACTCTTCTCCGTTTCGGATTTTCTTTATTAGAGCCTCGGCG